CGGTAATACTGGCGGGAAAGGTGGCTGCCGCAGCCATGGTCAAGTTGCCGGTTCCGATCCGCAATGCCTGCAACTTGTAGGTGTGGACGCCGGCGCTTGGCGTTAGAACGGTCTCGGCCACGATTCCGGGATTGTTGGCGCCGCCCGCGCTATTGGTCTGCATCAGCTGCGTTGCGCCTTCCATGATGTAGAGGGCGGCGCCATCCGTACCGACTGAACTGGAAAAAGAACCGACCACGCCGATAACGCGAACGCGGCGTCCTGCTGCAACGGTAACGGTCACTGTCAACCCCGTGAGGTCCACCTGGGCCGTGATCAACGTCTGGTTGGCCGTCACCTGAGCGTAGCCAAGCACGCCGGCCGGCATCTGGACGCCCTGTTGGATCGACGCCTGCTGTCCCTGCTTGGTCAGCACGCCGGCGCCGGCCAGCTGCAAGCTCAGATACGGATCACCGAATTCGATCAGGTAGGCGCCTTGCGTTGACGCCGCTCCCATGAACGTCTGACTGACGTTGGTGATCAGGTAGCTGGCGGCGGAGAGGCCCAGGTTGCTCGAGGTTATCTGGATCGTCTGCCCAGCCTGGAAGCCGGTCTCAAAGACCGTGACCGTGCCATAGGTCGAAGTCGTGCCGTCGATATTCTGAGTTGACTTCACAGACAACCCCTGATAGGTAAATAGCGTGCCCTCGAGCAGCAACGCGCCGGTGTTGTCTTCCAGGAGGATCTTGAAGCCGTTCTCCTGCAAGAGATAGCCGCCGCTCACCGTATCGCTCAGGTTGCCGGGCGGCGTCGTCACCGGCGCCGTCGTCTGATTGGTGGCCGCGATCGTCACCAGCTTATGGCCGCTCTTGATGTCAACGACATCGGCCACGGTGACACTGACCACGCGACCGTTCCAGGTCTGGTTGCCGGTGATGGCGACCGGATCGCCGAGCGAGGGCACGGTCGCGGGATCGATCAGCGCAAAGTCGGCCGTGTTCTGCTTGATCGACATGGTGCCGTAGCGGATGAATGCGGTCTGGTCTACTTGCGGAGGCGCCGCTTTAAGACAAACGATGATGCCGACCGCCGATGTCGTAGTCGCCGTCGAGGTAAGAGTCGGCCCTAGTGTGGCGCCAGTAGCTGGATTGACTTTGTATTCGGCGTCAAGATGTTGGGTGAGGGACGTGGCGCCGTTGTCCTTGAGCCGCGTAAAGCCCCCGGGAGTGGTGAATGTTGGTGTGCCGAGAGCGGCAACCTGCGTCCAGACGCTTAGCGCGAGGTCTCCAGTTGATAGGACGTTCCCCGTTGTCGTCGGCGCGAGTGTCGTTCCGCTCGTGGCGGTCAAATTTCCACTTGCCTCTCTGATCGCAAGGTAGTCGGTCCCGTTGAATGGGGGCGCCAACTGAGCAAATGACACGCTCGACCATTCGCTTATTTGCATATACCATGGCGATGCAACGCCAGTTCCCGCAAAAGTGACCGCCGAGATACCGCCTGGATTCCCGAAATAAGCCCAAACTTCAAGATCAGTGGCACCTTGAGTCTGAAACATCAGCAAATACCAGCCGTTGTAGGGATTGATGAGCGGCCCAAATACGCTATTTGCGTTCGCCAACACCGCTATCAGAGTGTTGCCGGTTACCGAAGGTGTCGCCAGCGTTGCAGTAGCGTTTATCCCTGACGACGAGGTAATTGGCCCGCTTTGCACCAGCGCTATCGCCGGCGCCCCGATGTTCAGCGTCAGCGCTGCCATCTGACGAGCTCCGAAGGCGTAACCGGTGGACGACAGCGCGAGGACGGCGAGAAGGGCGGCAAGTAGGCGCCTAAACACCTTCGTCTTGCCCTGTGGTGGAGGATTCCAGCCCTCCCACCCCCAGGGGGCGTCCCCCAGGCCATCCCCAGTATCCGCCCCTGTCTACGAGCCCACGTAAGGCGGGAAGCTGACAGGTGAAGTTGAGCCGGTGCTGGTCGAAGGCGCTGGTGGATGTGAAGTTCTCGTGGCAACTGCCGCAGTGGCAAGTAACGTGCCCGCGCCAGGTCTTGCCACAGACCAAGCAGGGATATCGATCGTGATCGGCACCCATGTAAACTACCTCTCGCCGGTCGCGTGGCCGATGTGTAAGCATCGCGCTGCGCGGCCGTGCTACAGCCGATTCTACGTCCCCGGCGCATATCGTGACCGCTGCAAGATGAGATTTGCCAGGCGATCGATACTCGGACCGTCGATGTAGGCGCCCTGGTCGATGTGAATGTGAATCTCGGTGGCGCTCCCAATTGCCGAACCGTGCGGCATGATCGTGCCATCGGTCGCCGGTATGAACGGCTCTGGTCCCTGTTCGCCAACCATATATGGCTGACCGGCAGTGACCGGACCCCCAGAGGCGCGCCCAAAGCTTTGCGGCAAACGCGTATTCGGCGCCGCAGCTCCATTGCCGCCGCCAAAGGGACCAATCGCCGCAAGCTTGTTCATGAAATCGACATAGACCGACAGGATGCCGAGCCCGGTTGATGCTGCCTGATTGATGTTCTGCCAGGTCGTCACCACTGACGGCCCGATCTTGGTCGTGAAATCCTGCCAGGCGATAGTGAGTTTGTTCTGCGATTGCGCCGTCTGGTCGATCACGTCGCGGCCCTGTGCCGTCTTCGACTCGATCAACGTCAGAAGCTCGAGATGGCGCTGTTCGATCGTCAGTGTCTTATCTTTCATGATCGCGTTGTACTCATCGAGGGTGATGCCGAGTTCCTTCAGTGTCTTGGAATTGCCGGCCAGCGCAAGATCGAGTTGCTTGGCCGCACCACTCACCGCCTCATGCTTGATCGCGGCCAGATCCAGCGCATCACCGAGGATGCGGATGGCGTCTGTCTCATTCTCCCCCGAGCGAACGATTGCCGCCAACGCCGTCTCGGTGTCGTACTGATCACTAATGAAACCGGCGTTGACCGCCTTGAACTCTTCATAGGCTGTCTGAAGATCCCGCAAGCTGATTCCCTGCGCATCGGTCGCTTGCTTGAGCTGGTTGGTGGCGGTCTCCTGTGCTTTGTAGTTTTCGTATGCCGCCTTGCCGACGATCACCACGGCGGCTACCGCTGCGCCTAGGACAACAGCGCCGGCCGCCAGTTTCAGGAATCCCGCCTGCGCCTCTTCAACGCCCGCCATGTTGGCGGCCGTGATGATCTGGACGAGGACTGTTTCAGTCGGCACCTGAAGCCTCCGAGAGGGCCGCGTTGGCTGCCGAGGCGTATATGTCTAGTGCGGCCGCAATGAGCGCCGTGAGGGCTCCTAGGCGCTCACAGGCGCCCTTGATACGACTGAGCTCGTTCAGGTCAAGGAAGCTGAAGACATGCTCGGGGTCATTGAAGCCCTGAGCCATCTTGGAGGGTGCGACCCCCGAGAGGGTACCCAGCGCCATGAGCTCGGGATCGTCGGCTAGGATCGCCACCAATTCGCCATCCCGTTGTAATAGAAGCTGATCAAACGGCGCGTATAGTTCAGCGCCTTGTTCGCCACCATCAGCGCCGGTTCGCCGCCAGTACTGGCCCCGGTCATGATGCGGATTGCCTGTTGCGCGGCGCTGCGACTCTTGCCGCGGAAGCGGATACCTGTGCCGTATTCCCGCCAGTACAACTGCACGGCCGCCAGCAACTTGCCGGTGGTCTTGATGCCGGTAGACGTAACGTCGATCTTGACCGTATCGCGGCCGTGATAGCCGAAGTGTCCGGGCCCTGTCGGCGTGTCGCCAATCACGGCAGCCTTGACCGGCTCGAGCATCGCCTGGACGAGTACCCGGTTCTGGGCCAGGATGCGCGGCGCCGCCGCTAGAAGCTTGGCTCTTACTTCGGCGTCGTTGATGATCGTGGTGACGTTGACGCTCATGGCTAGTAGGGCACCTCAGTCAAATCAGCACCAATGCCTGAATGGCGCTCATATCGCTTGTGGCAACGCGCGCAGAGGGGAATGTAATCGACCGGATCCCATGAATACCAACAATGCGCGGACGGACTATAGGCACGGCCACGTCCTGGAATTAGGGCTGACTGGACATTCCACGCAGAACCGCAACGCTGACAAGGCTTTCCAGCCAAAACCTCCTTGATGCGTTTGTGTGCCCCCGCGTAGCCAACGCGATCCCCAAGAAAGTTAGAGTTTCGAAGCCCCACAGCACGATTCTTGAAATGGTCGCGATTACGGAAGCCAGCTGATGCTAGGCGCTTAGCAATCCATTCCGGCGTTTGTTTGATACCAGAGGTGCCCACACGTCAGAGCTGCGCAATCACGTCGGAACCTGTGACTAACAACGTTGCACTAAAAACCACTTTTTCGGTCGTCTTGCTGCCCTCGCGATAGTCGGTGAGCAGTGCGTTGAACGTGTGTGACGTGCCCTGACCGGAGTTGTTGCCGGCAGGGTAGAGGATAACCGCCGTCACCGTTCCTGCCTGGTTGAGCGCTATCTGGGCCGTCAGCACTGACGCCGGACCAGTGGTCACGGTCGGATCGTAGTCGCCGGCCAGCGTCAAGGTGGCGCCGGCGAGACCGGCGATCGCCGTCTTCCAGGCGGCCGTAAAGGTCGTGGTATCGCTGGTATCGACTTTGATGTTGAAGTCGGCCGTGTCACAGAAAGTCGAGAGCGCCTTCGTCGCTACCGTCACTTCCGCCAGACGACCGTGCTTGAACGCCACTACGCTGCCATCCTACTACGTTCGCGCCGCCGCGCACGCGTAAGTTGCCGCGTGGCCGGAGATCACAGCAACCAGTTTAACGAAGCCTTGAATCGTGCCCGGTACCACCAGTCTTTGTGAGCCGACCGCTGTCACGTTTACGAATGCTCCCGATGTAATGTCGGTATAGACGCCGCCCAACGTGGCCGAGTTCTGAAGCTTGAACGTATGAGTGTCGCCGCCGGTCATGGCCGTAACGTGAAGATGGGCAACGGCACCGGTGAGGGTCTGCGTACCGGTCCCAAGATCGCTGCCGGTCCCTGTAATCGTCCCAGGCGCCTCGGACTGCATGACGTGCAGCACATTGCCGATACCCACCGGCGCTGTCGCCTGGGCCGTCCAGGCCATCGCTACGGCGTCCTTGATCCGACTGGTGTTCTGGTAAGCGCTGGTGTTGACGTTGAGCAACCGCGCCAGATCGCCGATCGCCAGACCCCCGGCAGGAACGTAGGTCAGCTGCCCAACCGCCGCCTGGAGCGTGTCGCGCACCTTGTCGGCGTCGGCCGAGTCGTAGTAGCCGTTAGCCGTCAGCCAAGCGTAGGCATCGCCGGCGAGAAACGACTTCCACGAAGCCTTGAACGTCGTCGCCTTGGCCGTCTCGAGCTTGACATTCCAGACCGCCGACTCGAAGTAAGTAGAAACGTCCACGCCATTGAGCCACATCTCCGCCAGGCGGCCGGGCTTGAAACTGGGCATCAGGCAATCACCTGAACCTGGAAGATCACGACCTCGTAATCGATGTCGGCAATCTTCTCAGACTCGAAGCGCACTACGCTATCCACGTTGCAAGTATCCACGCTCCCGGCCAAATTGCCGCCCAGAGATTCGGGGATGCCTGGAGCGCCGGTCACGACCGCTGAGATGGCGTCTAGTGCCGTGCGATCGATCACGCGCGGCACGACGTATCTGACCGGGAAGATGGCCTTGATCTTGCCGGTGGAGGCTATGGCGTGGAACGTCACGTCGTACTCGAGGGAGGTCGGATAGCCAACGATCAGGCAGGGTGGGACGGGGTTTGGCACCGGGTAGGCGTAGACGCGCGTCCCGGCCGGCAGGTCGGCCGTGACTTCTGTCGCGATTGCCGTCATCACCGTATTGAGCGTAAAGCTCACTTCTTACGCTGCCCTTCTTCGAACATCCAGCGCTCCCAGCGATCGTGCTCTTCGACCTTCTTGCGCGCCTCGTCCGCCTGGTACCAGCTGAGAGCGGCAAATAACGCAGAACTCAGAGAGGCGATGATCACCGCAACCGCCGCCACATCGGTCCAGCTCATTCACGCTGCCGCCCACCAGCGCCGGTAACTGCCGAGTAGGACTTCTACGTCGGGATCGAGCTTCGACAGCAGTCGCATGGCGTTGCCCATCACGTCGGCACCGGCCACGCCGAACGGAGCGTCCTTGCGCTTGAACCAGCGCGCCGCCTGTAGAAGCGCGATCTCCTTGACGCCGGCCGGAATGGCGGTCACATAGCCCCATTTGGCGTTGACCTTGAGCTGGCCCTCGCCGAGTGGCAGGAAAGTGCCGGCCGCAAACACCAGCTTTTCGAAGGGCAAGCCCTGCGCGCCGGCATTGAACGGCCAGGTCTGCGTCGGCGTGAACGTGGACGTGCTCAGCGTATCGCTAACGGTGATGTTGCCGAGCGTCTGGCCGAAAAGGAAGAAGTCGTCCACGTCGAGCATGGTTACTGGGATGGCTGTAGAGAAGAGGGAGGGATAAACCACGCTCCAGTCGATGGACCCGTAGTAGTTGCTGTAGTAGCTGTAGGTGCCATACGGACGCCGGTAGGTGAAGTAGCGATCGGCCGCGGCGCCCTGGATCTCGAACGAGCGCGCCGCCGAGCTCCTGATCGCATCGCTCGAGGCCGTGCAGCAGAGCGTGGCCGTCGATTGTTCTGAAGCCGTCAACGTCACCCCGCCAAGATAGGTTGCGAGGTCCGCGAAGGCTATGAGATCGGCCATGGCGTTAGTCTACCTTGCTGTAGACGCGTTTCCCGTCCGGGCCACAAGTCCAATGCTGGCCTTTATTTCCACTGCGATTCTGCCGATGAGCCCAGGCTTCTTTCATGAGAGCGCGTTGCTCTTCTGAACGCTTGCGGCCACGATTCGCGGCGGCGGCCTTACGATACTGGGAGGCGACGGCCTCAAGTGGCCGTGAACGTCGATTGAAGGTCTGCTCCATTTTGGTCGCCCACCGCACGTTACCGGGTTCGTAATTACCATCAACATCGATCCGGTCCAGCGTCATACCCTCTGGGCGAAATCCCATATCTGCAACGAAATTGGCGAAGATCTGCCAGCGGTCACAAACGGTAATCCCACGCCCGCCATAGAGCGAATAATTGTGGTGATTGAC